TCATTAGCAGCAAGTTTTACAACATAGTTAACCGTGCCGATAGCACGACCATGAGTACCACCATGCGACTCCACAACACTCCAAGTGCTGTCAGAATCAGCAACATTGGAACCGTTCTTCTTCAACCAAATGTTTGCATCTTTAATCTGCACATTGGCGTTCTCCCATTGAGCCGAATAGGTGATGCTGTAAACACCAGCGTAAGCAAAAGTGACACGACTGTTAGAAACAATAGAAACACCCGAAGAATCAGGGTCAGTGTTGTTGTAAGTAATCAGATACTCAGTGTTAGCGGCAGCAGCAGTTTGGTCCTGAGTAGACCAAAACGAACCCCAGTAACCTAAAGTACCGCCTGCTCCAGTTGCTCCTGTCGGACCAGTCGGACCTGTCGCTCCAGTCGAGCCTGTAGCACCAGTCGGTCCAGTGACAGTTGAAGCCGCGCCCGTGGCACCAGTTGGTCCTGTTGGGCCAGTTGCGCCAGTCGAGCCAGTCGGACCCGTAGGGCCTTGTGAACCTGCTGTTCCAGTTGCGCCAGTTGGTCCAGTTGGTCCGATAGCGCCTGTGCTTCCTGCGGCTCCTGTGGGGCCTGTAGCACCAGCAGCCCCAGCAGAACCTGTTGCTCCTGTAGGTCCAGTAGCGCCAATGCTTCCCGCAGCACCTGTTGGTCCTGTCGCTCCTTGACTTCCTGCTGCACCTGTCGCTCCTGTCGGTCCTGTAGGTCCCGTTGCTCCTGTTGCTCCTGTTGCACCTGTGGGTCCAGTCACAGTAGAGGCTGCGCCCGTTGCGCCAGTTGGTCCCGTGCTACCAGTAGGGCCAGTAGCCCCCACGCTTCCAGTTGGACCAGTGGGGCCAGCAGCACCCGTAGGTCCTATCGGTCCTTGTGGACCCGTTTGGTCTGTAGAAACAATCGTAACGAATGTGCCTGTGCCAGAATCATGACACGCAATTTCGCTAACCCTCGATACAACATAAGTTTGGTCTGTCTTAGAAACTTCGACAGTGGCGGTGGTGGTGATAACTGTGACATTGGTTGAGGCCATTAGAGCCTCGTTACATCAGCCAGCACCGTAACGGTTCCACTAAGAATTGTTGAGATAACACCTGAAGCGTTTTCTTGCAGGTCCCACTGATAGTAGCCAGGTGTTAGCACCGCTGAATCTGCTGCCGATAGAACGGCTTTCATGATACCGCTTGCTGGCGTAACAAGCGTGCAGGTAAGTGTTGCTGCAATCGTTGTTGAGTCTGCATTAGAACGAATTTGAGATGCGTAAGTGCGACCCGTGATATCTACGGGTGTTGTGCCATCGGTGGTGATTGTGACATTCACTGTCTCTGTGTCACCACGGGTGATGGTCAGGTTTTGGGTCGCAGGTACTGACATTTACTTTGTCTTTTTCCTTGGCTTTACAGGCATAATCGTAACATCCTTAGGACCACGATTTATGGGCTTCGGTTTCTTCGGCATTGGTTGTTTCTTAATGGGTGCCACGACTACTTTTTCTTTTTCCCAGGGATGGGTACAATCTTGTAGCCCATCTTTGCCAAGTCAGCAGCAGATTTGGCTGCTTTAATTGCTGCACCTGCTGGAAGTATGAACATACTCTTCTCAATGCCGCCGCGGGTAGGCTTTTTGGGACCCATACCCATGCCGTCTTTGTTTGCTGCTTGTCTCATTATTTCATCTTCTTTCTCTTAGCAGCAACCTTCTTCTTGGCTGCCTTTTTGCCGTACTCCATCATACGCTCTTTTGCGCCTTCCATTTTCTCATGGCGCATCTTCGCTTTTTTACTACCGTACATTTCGCCTTTAGCAGACATCACTTCATCTTCTTCTTCTTGGCAGCCATCTTCTTGGCCATCATCTTTTTCTTCTCCGCAGCCGCAGCCTTCATACCAGCCTTAGTGTACGGAAACTCTTTTTTGCCTACCATTGGCATAACAACTCCTGTTCGTTAGTGTTACCACTTTACCTTATCTGCCCAGTATGCCGCAGACATTCGACCCTTATTTATATTCGAAGCATGACGAGCCTTAAATGACTCCCGACGCTTACGATAGGAAGCAGACTCCCCAGCCTTCTTCGGGGAACCAGACACCCCCTGCTGACCGAAACGGATAGTCTTCACCTGGTCGCCCTCTTTAGCAACAACGACATGAGATTTGGTGGGATGGCTAGGGGTGCGCTTAGGTTTGTTAAAACCTGCAACCCCAGCCCGTGCCAATCGTGGGTCTTTCTTATTCACCTATACCTCGCAGTCTTTTTAGCAATATTCTTTGGTTGCGCCACAAACTGTTTGCCTTTACGGGTGCCTTCCCTTTTGGCTTTAGAAGTAGCCGCATACTCTTTAGAAGACAAAGCCTCACGGGCTTTCTTTGGAAGATAGCGTTCACCTGTAGCCTTCGAACCCTGGGTGCTGGGCTTACCTGATTTAGTACCCCACTCCTCTTTGGTCCATTTCGACAACGATTTCTGCTTTTCTGTTTTGGCCCCCGAATAGCCACCGCCTGCTTTCTCGTAGGCTTGGGCAAGTAACTGTGCTTTGCGGGCAGACCATTGACCAGGCTTCCCACCTTTGGAGCCTGCCATGATTCTGTTCTTAATGCGTTCCCGTTTTTCGGGATTCGTGTAAGCCATCAGTCCTCTTTTAACATTCCTGCTTCACGCAGAATATCACGAACATTTGGGGAAACTTGGGCAGATTCACCCTTCATCAAATTGACATGATGACGGCCAATGTCGGCTTGGATGCGGCGGTTCGCAGTAATCCAAACCCCAGGTTCATCAGCAGAAACCCAATCTTCTTTAGCGACGAGGCCCCCAGTCCCTGCCACCTGTGTCAACTTCTTAGAAGATTTAGTCCAAGTGATTTTGGCTGCGTCGGCTGCTTTAACCAAATCCCTTCTGTCTGCCCCAGCGTTGTATTGGTGCAACATCGCATCACACAAGTCATCTAATGTAACCTCGTACCAATCGCCTTTATTCCACACCGTTTTGTGGGCTGCAGGTTTAGGTGGGGCAGGAACAGCAACAGTAGCCAGGTTAATGAAGTCGCTATGTCCCGTCATATCTGACATGATTGTTGGTACACCCATCGCTACGGTCTGTAACGGCATCAGGCCGAACCCTTCGCCGCGGGATGCTGCCACGAAACAATCTGCGGTGGCATACAGGTCATACTCCTCTGCTACCGTCAACCAAGAATCCACAACCTTGATGTTCGGGTTGGAAATGTTAGGGGCTTCACCTTTTACAGTTGGCGGTATTTTCAATATCAGTTCTGCATCCACAAGATGTAGTGCCTCAAACGCGGCAACCACAATATCTAGTCCCTTACGCAACCACGATGACCCGCCAGCCACAAACCGAAACTTCTCATTCTTAGGGGCGGGACACGGCTTCCAAATCTTAGGGTCAATACCCAACGGCACCCTGCCCACATTTTTGTGGTATTGGCTGAACAAATCCACATTATGTAACGAAGGTACAATTATCTGGTCAAACTGAAACAACCTGTCAGCAAACGAATTAGGCAACATTGAAGTTTCCCACATCGTAAACACAACCCGTTTCTGTCCCCGATGCCAACCTCGAACCATGTCAGGTTGAATACAAGACACTTTCACTTCCGATAAAGGATTGTTCTCCACAGTCTTAGGCAAATGTTTCAGCAAAGAAAGATACATATTGCCGTATCCGAAATGACCGACATCGTACCCTTCTAAACAAATTGTTTTCAGACCAGGCCCGTTTCCACCTGCCACGATTCTTTCGCTTTCTTTTCAATATTGGCGCACCCGTCAATGCGTTTAGGTTGCAACCCGTCAGCCCTTAAACGCTTATAGGCAGGCATATCTTTCTGCCAACGAGATTCAGTAGCGTTAATTTCGGCAGCGCGTTTACCGCCAGTAGTTGACTCGTTCGGCCCCGTTTTCACATGGGCAACCTTGCAACCAAAACAACCCTCAACATCCAAAGTGGGATGTGTTCGCTGATGCAAAATCATGTGATGTAATCCTCGTACCCTGCGTCAATAAGTTCCGCTTGTTCCGCTGCCGTTATTTCTGTGGCGTGACCACCGTAATACACCTTATCAACATCTTCCCAAGAAGGGGGTTGATTCTCTGTGTATTCACCGTTAGTTAAACGATACACATTCACTCCCCGTGCCGTTGCTTCCAAACGGGAAAACAGGTTATCTCCGATGTCTTCACCGAAGTAAACAACTTCATCTTTAGTTGGTGGTGTAAACAATGCCATACGGTAAGAATAACACAAAACCCCCCAGGCCGTAGCCCAGGGGGTTCGCTGTGTAAGACAACCATCCGCCTAAATGGATGGTTACTTATGAGTGTAGCGACAAACTAGGCGTTGGTGCCAATGCTTGAAGCAGACTCGATGCGGCGAAGTGATGCCTCGCGGAAGCGACCATAGCCACCCAGCCAGTACCAGCCGATTGGCTGGAGACGCTGCAAGTAGTCGGTCACTGTGCCACGAACAATCTTCGGTGCTGCACCGTTTCCATCGGTTGTGCTGTACGCCTTAGCAAGAGCCTGACGGCCCATGATGAGGGTTGCGTACACATCTATGGTTCCGCTTGAACCGCTGTTGTTGGATGCGTTTGCAAACAACGGGGCGCGTGGGGTTTCGATGAAACGCACCGATTCCCACTGTCCGATTTCGCCGTTGTAGATGTTGGCGGTGTCAACATATGCGTGTGGGTCACGCCAGTTGGCTGCACCGTTAGCACCACGGAAGTCGTAAGAAACATCGGGGTGGATGTAACCCATGTATGCACCATTGAAGGTTGCAACATTGGCCTTACGCAACTGGGCAACAACCTTACGAACATCGTCACCGATGAGAACATCGTCTGTGTTGATGGTCGTGCGGCTTGATGGGTCGGTAGCACCGCCCGTGGCATAGGTCACATTGGACCCGCCAGCAAGAACGCTGGAAACAACCTGGTCGATAGAGTCGCCAGCGTTGTAACCCACGATGTTTGCAGCCGAAGCGTTGACATCGAGGAACGCGGTTCCACGCAACTTGGCGGTGGTCACAACAGCGTTACCGTATTCTTCGAGGGTAACCGTTACCTGGCTGTCGCTCATAGCAACAGGGGTAACATCGGTTACTTCGTTGAGGGTGCTGGTCGCTGCTGCGATGTCTGCAAAGATGGTGAATGTAACACCCGTACCAGGCATAGCCTGTTGGGTTGGCTGCACATCGGCAGCCTGGTCGAACAAGAGTTCTGAACGCAGTGCGAAGTACGCAAGGCGGTCAAATGCTACCTGGTCAACCGAAAGGGATGAAGTGGTGGTTTCTCCAGCCATTTTAATTTCTCCTTAGATTAGGTTTACGAAAGTGATGCTCGCGCCTTATCCAAGATTTCCATTATTTCTTTTTCTGAGGATGCTGCCGCAATACGGGCCGCCCAATCCACAGGTTCATCAGAAAGGTTAACCCCTGCCGCAACCTGGTTACTGCGTGACCAGGCTTCCGCTTCCTCTTTCAGAGGGTTCGGATTCGCTCCTGCCACTAGACCTGCTTCGGCTGCGGCTGAACGAATTGCTTCGGGTGTCAACTCGCCGTCATAACCTTTCACGAAATACTTTGCCATCGGGCTGCCCATTGGGACACCTGCTTTGGCGAAAGCGAGTTCGCGTTTGGCGTTTTCGGCTTCCATCTTTAACTGCCTGAGTTCTTGGACTTCCTTCTCCAACTCTTTCATGTGTTGGCGAAGCGGGTTCTTTCCCGTTGTCTGCTGACCAGTTTCCTCGTCGTAGAAATCCTGTTCGTCTTGCATATGGCACTCTCCTTTTTTGCCCACATCACGCCCAGAGGAGACATGATGGCTGCGTTTTGTTGACACCCCATGTGTACGCCGTGAGTTGAGGGGGTTCCCTCACGGGTTCCTTCCTTGCGGAATCGTTTATAACTATACACCACTGTTGTTAGTTACAAGTGGTATTCGTAAAATTTATTGCAAACCAGTTACTGATGAGCCTTGGCCTGCGAAGCCACCACCGCCAGAGAATTCTGCGGTACGGCGTTCTTGCCGTTGACGGATGCGTTGTGTTGCGGCTGCGTTGGTGCCGAACACGCCACCGATTTGTTCTTCACGGGTGATTGCTTGTTCGCCTGGTGCGCCACGGAACAGTTCTTCCATCTGTTGTATCGCCCCGAAACCTTGCTGCGCTTGTTCTTGGGTGATGCCTTGTTGTTGTAACGCTTCTGCTTCTTGTTGGGTTAGGGTGATGCCACCGCCTGCTTGTGCGCCCCCTGCGATACGGGCTGCACCTGCTTGACGAGTGATGACATCACGGCCCTTGGTGGGGTCAAGGAAGTATGCGGCGAGGCTGGCTTCGTCTACTCCGTAGAGTCGTTTCATTTCTGCGATGGTGTCAGGGTTGGCGTTCTTTACTGCTAGGTAACCGCGTTGTACTCTGGTGTCTAGTTCTTGGGCTGAGACATCGTTGCCGATAAAGTTGGCAAGGTCGTCTTGTGTGTCGTAGAAACCTGGGGGAAGGTTGTTGCCTGCCAGGATTTGTTTGAGGCTGTCTTCGATACGCAGGTAGTCCCCAGCCGAATATTCGGTGAGTCCTTTTTGTCTACGGGCTTCGTTGCCTTTGAACCGTTGCTTGTATTCTGGGGTTTCACGGAGCATCAGTTCCAGAACAGGAAGGTTCGCTCCTTCGGCTAGTGACGGGTCATCAACTAAAAGATTTTCAACATAGGTTGTCAGTGAGGACAGGCCGATAGATGAAAGGAAGTTTCTGATAAAGGTTGGAGATGCTGCCATTACGATATCTTTCCAAATACTTTGGCGAGGTTAGTTGCCATTGACGAATACGCTTGACGGTAGTTATCGGTGCGCTTCCACTCAGGCAGGGACCTGATGTATTTGGTCCATTCGGCTTGGCTCATCATGCGGGACTGGCCGTTAGGCTGAGGGGAGAAGTCGAACAGTTTGCCGTACTTAGGTTTAGAAATGTCAATAGTGGATGGGTCCACTTCAAGGATTTGTGCCGCAATATTTTGGTACGGCTGAGACACATCGCTGATGGTCATACCTTGGTCCAACTGGTTTGTCAGACTGGGGTACAGGGTTTTAGCCAGGTTACGGAAGTTGTCGGTGATTTGCTGTTCCGACATTTCACCCTTGATGACTTGGGTGGCGTACCCCCGCAAGTCTTTGTTAGTCAGGTTGATACCGTAACGGCCCGCCAAATTGTTAAGGTTGACAGCAACCTGGCTTTCGTTGAGCCGTACCTTTTCCCCATCTTCTTTGGGTTTGCGGGTAATTTCTGTGCCAACATATTGGGCTAGTTCTTGGTCGCTCCAAGCGAACCGCAGCGCCTGGTTAGCAAGCCTGTTCAACTGCTGGTCGTTCAGACTGAACCCTAGGCTTTTAGCGTAGGAATCTATCTGGTTTTGGCGGTCTTGGATTTGGGCTGCGAACTCTGCTGGTTGACTGTTCTTTAGTTCAATGTAGGACAGTTCAGACTGTTGTTTTGATTTGAACCATTCGGTTGATTTGATGGCATTAACGAAACGGGTGGCATCCCACTTTTCTGCTACTGCTTTATCTATAACAGATTGTAACGCTGGTACAGAATCATAGAGGGTGACAATCCATCCGTATGCGTCTGTTGCTGCTGTTTTCCAATCTTCTTCCATATCAACCACCGCCCATTAACTGCGACAATAAACCTACATAATCTCCATACGATTTTGCTTTAACTTCCCCAGGGGCAGTGGTTTCCAACTGGGTTTGCACCAATGCTTCAGGGCTTGGTGGTTCCAGGATTTCTCCGCTGCTTTGATAAAATTTCTTTTCGTTTCCTTGGAAGGTGCGTACCAGTTCGTCGATTGTTTCTTGGTCAAGTTCGCGGCCTACAACACTTCGGGCAGCCTGGTTGAATACAAGTTTGAGGTCGTCTGGGTTTGACAATTTGTATGACGGGGTTGAGCCACCACCGCTGCTTGTTCCCATTGACGGATTCTGGTATAGAAATGCTGCGGTGTCTTTCCATTCTGCGCCATAAAGATTGGCTTGTCCAAGCAGTTTGTTGAACGCTGTGACCGTTGCTTGGTCAAGTAAACCTGGGCGGTAGGAACCTAGGAAACGGATACTTCTCAAAGCCCCTTGCACTTGGATAAGTTCTTCGGGTGCCATATCTGACAAGATGTTTTCGTCGTCGCCAGCAAAATACAAAGGTTCAAAAGTTTTTGCAGGTTGGTTGAAAATGTCTGGGGCTTGTGAACCCACAACATAGGAATATCCCCGATAATCGCTGCGACCCGTTGCAGGGTCTTCGTAAAGCCGACCAGTTACACCGATGGCTGAACGATACGGCCAGTCCTTTGGGTCGGTTGTTTTAAAGGCGGTTCCATTGTTCTTGGCCAACTCCATGAACATATTTAACAGTTCATCAGCGGTAGGGGTCGTCGGGACTGTTGTAGAAGGAGATGGTGTGTTCTGTGGTTTCGGTGCCATGTTAATCTTCCAAACCTATTTCAAATTCTGGGGCCAACACATTCTGCCACACAAAAGCAAACTGTGGCACCATACGAGCCAATTCGTCACCAGCCTTGGTTAAACCGATGCGAACATATTCGGCGTTGGCGTTCTTTGTCCAGTCGGTCCCAAGGTCAGCGGCTTGATATTCGGATACATACCATTCACGCAGCCCCATATAAACCTTAACCATTTTGCCTACCTCTGATTGTTCAGCGAACGGGCTATCAGCAATTTCTTGAAGTTGTTGGATTTGTTTTTCGCGTCGCTTGGCTGATTCAACCCAACCGTACTTTCCATCCCAGAATGGGAACAGTGATTTCACCTGCTCTTTAATGTTCCGCAGTTGGCTTTGGCCTTCGTTAGAAGCAAGATATTCCACATCGTAACCCGCTTTGGCGATATTGACCAAGAAGTATCCCATTTGGCTTTGGGCATCTTCTAGCATGGTACGCGGGTCTGTGCTTTCCCTCATGCCACGGTACTTTTGGCGGGAGTATGCGCTGGGCGAAAAATCTCCTGACATCGGGCCGAAGTATCCTGCAACATCAGGGAAGGTGTCTAAAAGTTCTTTGTTGGCTGAAGCCCATCTGTCGTATTCTTCGGTTGCTTGCAGGCCAGGGATTTTGCTTTTGGTGATATTTCCGAACAATGCCCAGACACTTGTGCCGTACTCTGCCAAGAATTTGGCTGTGCCATCGTAACGGTTTGCTCCGTTGGCCTCTGCCTCATCTTCATATTGGCGAAGTTTGTCGGAAAGGAAACCCACACGGATATCACCCTGTTTTGTTTCAAGCATAAAGTTTGTGGTTGGAGAAGCAATCACAGCCTGGGTTAAGCCACGCATAAAGAACAGAATGTTTGTTTTGGTTTCTACTTCTTTAAGAACAGCACTCATTTCTTGTTCTGTTTTAATAACAGGAATTGTTGACGAATAGGCTTGCAGTACCTTGTTGTAATACTGTTTGTAGTCAACTGTGGATTCTTGGTTGCCGAAAATCACTTTGGTAAAATCTTTTAATGCTTCACCGATAACGGGTGTTTCGCCTGCTAACTGGCCGACAAGTGGGGCCATGCGACGCAGCCAGAGAGGGCGTGGGTCCAGGGCTGATACAATCGAACCGCGGTCTTCTGGTCGACCCATCGGGAAAATGATTTCTGCGATAGTCGACATTTCTGGGTCGTTCAACTTGTTGAAATAACTCAATGGGATTTGAACAGTAAATCCGACACCTGGAACAATCTGGCCTATCATTGACATTTGCCGTGCGCTGACTTCATAGTTGGCCGTTGGTGTACCTGTTAGGAATCGGGCGATTGCGCCAGTCATGGGGAGAGCAAACACTTCGTTACCGTATGCGTTGCGGTATAGGAAGCCTTCTGGTTTGCCGTCATAGTCGACATCTCCAGGCCCGATGGCGGTTGCTCCTTGTAGTGCGCTGACACCAAGCCCTGCCCAGTATGCAAGTTCTGGGCGTTGTGCAACAAACTTCATGTATGTTTGTGCTTGTTCACGGAACGCTTCGAAGAATGGGAACAGCAGTTGGTGTTGGTAACCGAACAAAGAACGCTTCGATGAATCATAGAGGGTATCGACTGTTTTATTTGTGGCGTATGCGTTAGCAAATTTGTCGATTGCTTCTAGCGATTCGCCATCTTTGGTTACGCCTTGTGCTACACGGGCTTCGGCTTGGTCTAAAGCAAATTGAAGTCGTTTAAGTTTTGATTTTGGAAGCCCTGCTTCAAGGGCCGATGCCCTCAGCGCGTCTACGGCTTCTTGCGATGCGGTACTGAGGGTGGCTTCTACGGCATCCCAGTATGCGCCGCGCCACAAAGGGCTGCGAGCCAGAAGGTCGGATGTTTGTCCGTACATACCTTGAAAGTATTTGGCAACCAAATAGTTTTTGGCATCCCAAATTTTGCCAAGGCCAGACATCATTGGATTTTTGTCAAGTTGGAATTTCGGGAAATACAAAACTTGGTTTGCAGAATCGGCTGCTTCAACATATGTTGACCCGAGAAAGTCTTCGTATTCTGGTGCCGCAACCCAACGGCCTGTTGGCTCACGGAAGAACGCTGGCTGGTCGTTAAACAGGCCCGTGGCGAGAACATCTAGGTTGGCCTGGTTGGTGCCAATGTTTTGATATATTTCTTGCGTAACCAAACGGACATATGCGGCGACACTATCTGGTGCGTCTGCCATGAAACCTGGTGCTTTGCGACCCAGTTTCTTGAAATAGTCTAAATAGTATTCTTTGCCTGCACCAAATAAAATCCATTGTTCGATTGCTTGCATACCATCAGAAGTTATGTTTCCTTCTTTTAGAAGTTCGCCATATGTTTTTGTAACTGTTTCGATTTCTAAGGTTTCTACATTTTTGAATTTCATGTTTCCTAAATCGTCATAAACAGGAACAGAAATTTTGTCTTCGTCGAATGGTCTGCCGTTAGCAACTCGACGATAAATCGGGTTGTTATACATATCACCCGTTTGATGGGCTACACCTGCAACAAATTCGTCACGGAATCGAAGGTCGCTTTTTTGAATGGTGGTAGTAAAACCATGTCGTATATCGTCGCCCACCAAATACGAATTGGTGCCTGTAGCAATAGCCTTTTCTGGCATATTGCCTATCATCGCGTCAGTGAATTTTGGTAGGTCGGAATCAAACTTGGCTTGTAGTTTTGCTAACTCATCTAGTTTCGTTGGGTATTCAGCAAGTTCTTCTGCAAAGGTCGCTGCCATTTCGTCGGCTTTTTCAATCTTTCCTGCTTTGCGAAGTTTTGATATTTCTTCTGTGATTTCGCGGAGTGATGCTATGTCCAGTTCAAGGTTGCCGATGTCTGTTGCTAGGTTGAATGTTTCCCCGAACACATCGGCTGTGTATTTGCCCTTTGCTCCACCAAAGAGTCCTGCCTGGACTGCCGCAAACCATTGTGCTGGTGATTCAAAAGTACCCGTAAGAAGGGTTCGCATGATTTCGTCTGGCACAACTTTCAACATATGTTTAATGCCGATAACGACAGACGGTTTCCAAATTTCTGACGAATATTGCAGTAATGCTTTTTGCATAAAACGATTCGCTTTGAATACCTGGCCAGCAATCGGAACATTTTCCATGCGGCGAGCCATACGCCCCAGAGTGCCTGTTGCTTGAATAACATCCCTTAACTTGGTCGGGTCGAACAGGTACATTCCTTGGCTCATCAACTGGGTTGTACGCAACGGACCTTCAAAGCCCGTTAGATGCCAAGGGGATGGGTCTGCTGCCACATCTCGAAGTGACATTGTTGTGACATCTGCTATTGTATTTTTGAATTTAGCAATAACCCGTGCTTCTTCGGAACTTATTCCTGCTGCCTTTAGTGCTGGTTTGATGATGGTATTTGCGAAGTCAATAGAGAATTCAAAGAAGCCACCTGTTTCCCCGCTTTGATAAATTTCCATTAAACGCGTAGTCCATTTGTTTCTTTGCGCCAAAGACATATTGAGCGCGCCTGCAAGGTCGTCGAATCGTTTTACTCCACGGCCCATGTCGTCAAATGGGATAAACAAATTTTCTGGCAGGGTTTGGAATTGGCGGGTGTATCGGCTGGATGCCTGTTTGACTGCAAACCCCAATTCAGATATGCCGTTATATGTTCCAACTGGAACACCACCAACATATGAGGTGGGTGTTCGTTTTACTGCTTCTGTTACAAGGTCCCATACTTCGTCTACAGTTTTGGCTTTTGCTATGTCAAGTGCTAAGGCTGGGGCGTTGCCGCGTAGATAGATTCTCCAGATTGTTGCTGGGTCAGTTTCTGCTGCCATCGCTTGCAGGATTGGTTGTATCCAGGGGGCGTTGCGATTTTTTTCCCATACTGTTGGGACCAAAGTTTTGCGGCCTGGGGTTTTTTCGTATGGCGCTCCTACTTCATCTCGAATGATATCTCTTTGGGTGTTGTATTTTGTGTAGAAGTCGTCGACTTTGCCACGCAAATTCGAAATGGCGGATTGCAGTTCGTTGTTTTCCTTCATCGTGGCAATAACATCATTCACTGGAAGACGCTCTCCAGTTAAGACATCTACTGTTTCAAGATTGTCTAAATTGAAAATTACTTTGGCGGTATGGTCACCATATCCACCAATGCGAATTCCACCAGCATATTGGATGCCATCGTAGCCAAGTTCTTTTAATGTGGCGTTGAGTGCCACATCCGTAAGGAAGTTCCCATCTGCGTCTAGACCTATATTTGCAGGTCGCGGAGCATGGAAGTTTTCTTTGATTGCGTTCCAATATCGCCTACCGACCTCTAAAGGAGTGCCAGTTGTGTCAATTTGTAATAGTTTTGCAAATTGTTGGAATGTTTTTAATTCGTTTCTTACAGGACTAAATGTTGATTCAGTTGAAAACAGTGTTTGAAGTTCTTCGAATTTTTCTGGCGATACATAATCTTTTGGTACTGTGCGCCTAAAAATGTCTATGAATTCGTTGTAATCCATTTCTTCAACATTGAGTTGTAGAAGTCGACCCAGTTTGCCAAGTTCTCTTGTTCTATAACCAGCCAGTCCTTTTCCTGCCCCTTGCGCCATCAACGATGTGGTGTCATATTTAACAAACTGTGCTGTCGATGGAGAACGAGAATATTCGTATAGAAATTTTTCAAAATCAAAGTTTATAAATCCATCTAACTTAAAGTTTGGATTAGAAAGATTTTTGGCCAATTCTTGTGGCGTGGAATCAAGGTCTATTAACTGGTTGCGGTAGTTTGTTAGTTCTGTATACCTTCTTCCAGATTTGGTTTCATGCAGATAGAATGGGTCTGCTTCACCAGCCAACATCTGATAGGGGCTTAAACTGTATGGGCCACTGATAGTTGGTCTATCAAATGGGAACCTTTGCATCGTTCGAATTATGTTTGCTGGAGCAGAAGGTATATTAAATTTTTTATTTATGTAGTCAATAATTTCAAGTGATAGAGGTTCTTCTCCGTCAAGAAGATTTGGTTGGTACCCTTCTTTCCACTGAAATCTTGTAATACTTCCAGCCTCTGTATCACCCATGCCTGGTATTGCAGTAACGGGCGCGGCACGAGAGGTCCCAGGTGGGAGTTCAACATTATAAGAAGAACTAAATTCGGAAGGAGTGACAAGTGTGAAATAACTTTCGGGAGATGTTTCTTTGTAATTCAAATACGATGTGGCGACCATCGGGTTGTCAGTCACATATATGCCAGGACCAAAAAGATTAACCGCTGTAGAAGGGTATCGTGGGTCGTCGATGGCTACAAGTTCACCCATGTCAACCATTTTGGAACCGTGGAACATCGCTCCTTCTTGGCGCATAAGCGATTTGGCTTTTGCTTGTACTTCTGGTGCTAACTGTGTGGCACGGAACTCTATGTCGTTAAACACCACAAGTGTTGTGTCTATGTTTGTCATCAGTTCTTGCATTTGTGCTGATGCTTGTTGTGCTGCTGGTGTTGCTCGTTCTGTGCGTACACGGCGAATTAGGTTTCCGTCTGCGTCTAGGACTTCGACGAATTGTTGGCCTCGTCGTGCTGCCCAGTCGTCTGCTTTGCCCCACCAATAGTTTTTTAGTCTGTCTGTGAGTGGTGGAACGATTTTGCGTAGGTCGTCGTAACTGTAGGCGAAGGCGCTGGCCATGTCTTTTGCGCCACGGTACAGTCCTTTGACTTGTCCTGGTAGGCGCTTAAGGTCCCTGAATGAGAAGGTGGGGTCTGCTTTTAGATAGGCGGCCATGTCTGTGATGCCTGTGCCTATGTTGTAGATTGTTGAACCTTCTTCAACTACACCCATTTCGGTTAGGGGACCGAACAATGCTCGACCTGGTGTGAGAACTAGACCACCTGATGTTGTGGGTCTGGCTCTTTGCTGAACTTTGAGCATTTCTTCTTCGGCTTTGCCACGAATGGAAAACCCTGAGCCAAACAAATCTTCGTAACTGTATTTGCCGTAGCCTTCTTCGCTAAACAAATATTTTGCGCTTTGATTTATTAACTGGCCAAACTCTGTTGAAAGTATCGGTTGCCCTATAAACTGTTCAACGAGGCTGCCTGTTGGTTTTTTTTCTACGCCAGGAAAACCCGTATGGTTAAGGGCAGCCATAGTAAAGTTAATCGTTAACTGCGGAGCAAAAGATGTTCCCGCCTGAGCGCCTTGAACTGCTGCCTTGAAAAAACTGTATCCCTTACCAATACCAGCGCCGATAAAATCTTCGGCTGCTTCTGGTGTAAGAAAGTCTGCAACATTAGAAGGGATGTCAACAATTTCTGAACCAACTTTTTTGACAGCACCAGCAACATCTTTAGCGCCATCCCAAATATCGCCCCAACCAAAAGTTGGGCGTTGCGGCTGATTAAAAAACGCTGGTTTATAGGCTGTTATACCGTTAGACATATCGCCTCATATTCTTCGAAGGGGCAACATTCATCTTTGCCATCCGTTCACCAACTATTCGACCCACTTCTGGAAGAATATCATCTGCATCGTTCAACACTAGGGATGCCAAAATTTGTGCATCCACCCACGGATACGCTGCATATGCCTGCCCCAACCTGTCGGCATGGTCCACCGTATACATTTCTGCGTACCGTTTCCTGCGTTCTACCTTTCCTTTTAATTCTTGGTAGATATCTTGTATGTTGTATTGTCTTGGTTGGCGTATCATCCGTTATCCAAAATTTCCAGCAACGCTAAAAGGTTCGGGTTTGGGTACATCGCAGCAATAGTGCGTACCCGTTCTCTGATGTCTTGGGCTGAACCTACTGTTGGAACAAATTTGGTTGACAAAACATTTGACCCTGGGCCTGGGCCGAAGTCCATTCCTGCGGTCATTGGTTCTTGAGGGCGTTCCGTTGGTGCGCCGATAGGGGTTACGGGTGTCATTTCGGTTGGTGGTGTTCCCATTGGGACAGCCCGTTGTGCTGCTATTTGTTTTCCTGCTTCACCGTAGGTTTGGCCTGTGGCGGCTTTTGCGGCAAGAGTCGCAGGGTTGCGTAAATCTGAACGGTTCGGGTACTCAGCCATATCATCCCAACCTTCCTGCTAGTGAAAGAACAGAACCTGGTGTGCCTGGTGCTTGGGCTGCGCCTGCCGCACCTGGGCCGCCTGGGCCTAACGCACCAAGTAACTGGTCAAGTGACGGCTGGCCGCCACCTTGCGTTGGTTGTTCCATGCCCATTCCAGGCATTGACAAACCTGGCATTGTTTCTGGTGCGCCTTGTGGGGCTTGTGCCGCTTGGCGTTCTTGTGCGCGTTTCTGTGCGGCTTCGATTGCTTCAGCAAGGTTCATTTTGTCTGTTGCCACCATTCTTGCGATATAAGCCAAATCAGCGGGTTGATATGGTCCATTCGGGTCGGCTGCTTGGGATTGGAGACTGGAAAGCAGGGCTGCTTCCACACCTTCCGCAACGATGCGGTCATGTTCAAGTTCTGGGTCGGTGATGAGTGGGTCTGCTTCACGGGCCGATTCTTTGGACATAAGTCCCGTACCAAGTCTTTGGCCAAGTCCGACGATGAGGGCATTAACATCAGACCCCGACGACGGGTACGAAACATAGTGGAAGTCTGTTTCCCAAATTTTGTTTGGAACATAGTCAACCTTTGCGTTTGTTTGTTTGCCTGCAATAAAGAATGATTTGGGTTGGTCACCCCAGTAGGCTTTTTCGATTCCGATAGCGATACGGTCTTCTTCGAAGATGGATGCTTCGAAAATCTTTTGTGCTTCTTGTACTTTGAAGTCAACTGTTGCTGCCAGTACGGTTTCGCCACGGCGACCTGTACGAATGTTGGATGCGGATTCTCCACCGAATTCTGCGGGGATTCCACCTTCGAGCCGTTCTTGGCGTTCGAGGCGGTCCATCGCTACATCGGTTTTGTAACCTGGGTTGGTTTGCAACTGTTGAATGTCGCCACCTTTGACAACACCCAACTGTCCTAGTTTGCCGTCTGCGGTTTGGATGATTTCAGGGTTTTCTCCTGGGCGAGCAATCAGGTATTCATCTGGGAAGATACCACGCTCAATAGCGATTTCGGTGAGGGCTTGGAGCCGTGCGCGGGTGTAGAACATCCCAACCATGTTGTCGAATTGGCCGCGTACTTCGTCGAGGGTGATTCGGCGTGGTACTACTGCTAATGGCATACCTGTGCGATTAGGGATGCGCTCCAGTTCCACCGCTTCCATCCAGCCTGTGTCTGAGTGGGTGCCATCGTCAGCGCCCATAGCCACAAGCACGAGTTCGTTTCCACAAACATATTCGAGAATTCGGTAACGCGAATCTGCTGTGACTTTACCCATGTTGAGATTGGAGACTTGTGAACCATAGTTTTTGAGAAGCCACGACGCATCTTTGACATAGGTGAATATTACATTCTCTGGCACAATGTCGTCAGGGTCTTCAGTGAAAGCAGGGTAGGTGTCTAGCGGGTTGCGTACCTGCCAGGTGGGCATATTCTTTTTGAAGTCTGGTTTCAATACGATTGGGCTGGTGCCGTATGCAAGTAGCAGTCGGGCGCGGCGACGCATTTTAAGGTCGAAACGGTTGTGGTCCCACATGGATTCCATAGCGCGTTTACGCATACGAGCCATTTTGGCTGATTGTTCCACACCATCTTTAAGGGGTGGGAAGTATGGGGATGGGAGAACGGATGCTACACGCATAGCCATCTGGTCAATACCTTGGGTGGCTAGGTTTGCTACTGATGCACGGGCGTTACGGTCTAATTCGTTTAACGGTACGATTAGTTCGCCGCGTGTCATTTCACGGACTTCACGCATACGCTCCATAACTGGTCCCGTAGCCTTTTTACGGGCGGTGAACATCGCCACTATTTCTTCGACAGTCCTCATCCAGTTCTCCACTATTAGTTTGTCATAGTATAAACCACTAATTGTATTTAGAAATGGTTACATCCAAGATGGTCGCCACATTCGGGGTGGTGGTTTCACTCCTGTGAGCGACGGTGCGTGTAATTCTGCGAACCAATGTGCCATCACAAGGTCGGTTCCTCGTTTTTTGTCACGGGTCCAGGTTGTCATTTCGTCTAGGAACGCAAGAGTTTTCCAGTTGTCTCGCATTGTTGGTAGCCGTATTTGTCCTGTGCGCCATAGTGGGGGCAGTAATGCTTCTACTCCTAGGGTTTCGTCTATTTTGTTGCGGTGAGTGGTGTGTGGTACGACATTAACTCTGTGTAAGGCTTGCCATCTGCGAACAAAATCGTGGGCCAACAGGAATCTTTGGGCTGCGTTTACTTCAATTATCCAATGTGTTATTGGATATCCCAGGTTTGCTGACCTGTGTTGCCAGTCATCCATGATTCCTGAGTATTCACCTGTGCCAACAGAGTAGCCAAGTAGTTCTTCTGCTGTGAGTTTGCAGCGTTCGAGGTCTATTAGGTATCTGAGGTTTGTTTTGGGTTGGTATAGCCACCATTGAACAGCCCAAAATTCGGATGGTGAAGGGTCTACAGAGGCAATAGAAATTATTGGTTGGTGTAGGTGGGGTGGTATGTAGCCTGGTTTTCTGTCGTTGTCGATGCAGCCTGGGTATTGTACGCCGTCTGAGCCTATTCCGCCTGTGGCCCAGGTTCGTTCGATGAGGTAGTTTCCTGCGTCGAGGTCTTCTTGTTGGTATACGACTTTGAATTTGTTGGGGTTGGAGTGTCGTATGAACGAAAGGTCTTTCCAGGATAGGCGGTGTGGGTCCAGTAGGGGTCCTTGCGGCCAGGGTTGGGAATCCCTTCGGCGCGATTTCGGGCCATCATCAAGTTCTTCATAATATGCTTTATAAACCAGGTGGTGATATTTTTTCTTTTTAACTGGTTCTTTAGTTTGTTGTAGTTTGTCGAGAAGTGTGACATCTTCTCCATCGTAGTCGTCGTCGAAGTCGTCGTATGTTTCTTTGGATAGGCAGTGGGCGTATAGGTCTGCTGGTCCTAGTCTTTGTCCTACTACTGCTAGTAGGCCGCCTGGGTCTACGCGGGCTTCTGCTACGGAGTCCCAGCGTTCTATGAGTTTGTCTCTGGCTGCGGATTCTTTGGCGTTTTCTGGGCCTGCCACATCGTCGAATAGGCATAGGTCGGCGCGGTGTCCGATGAATTCTGCTTCGATTCCGTATGCGGATACGGTTGGTTCTTTGTTGTCTAGACCGCCGACACCTAGTTGTTCGACAATGAATTCTTCTGCTCGCCATAGGCCGCCGCTGGCTGCTGGTTTGAATCTGCCGTAGTCGTG